TCAGTGTCACCAGGAGTCAGAGCAGTACTGGCAATACCAACCCACCGGTCTTGTGTATGATCCCAAATCAGTAAAGTTCCGTCAGGAATGGGTGGATAACCACTAGGACCAGGATACCCTACATTTACATCATCCAGATCCCACATCCAGACGGCGCCACCACCACCTTGGACTTCGACCTTTGCTTGGGTCTGAGCCAGTTGCATACGCAACAGGTTGATCTGTTCTTGAACGGTATCTTGTGCTTCTTGGTTCTCTGTAATCCAGTGTTCTTTTTCTTTCAAATGGTCCAGACTTTGCTTCCACTTCTGGACACTCTCATTCATCTCAAATCTCTCAGAACCTGGAGTAGGTTTGAGAGGTTCAGGTGTGATAATATCTACCGACTCTACTTCTGTAGGAGTATAATCTTCCTTCCAATCATCAGTCTTGACTGGTGGAGTGGGAGCCATCCCAAAGTATCTACCCCAATCATTCTGTTTAATCAGTTCAATTGCTTCCTGATCGGTCGTCTCCTCAGGGAGAACTTCTTTAGGCTTGGAAGTCTCTTCACCAGGTTTTGGTGCAAAGAACAACCCCTCAAAAATTTTAGCGTCTTTTTTGAGTTGCTTTAGTTGATCTTCCTTCCTTTGAAGTTCTTCCTCAACCTTTTGTTTGTGCTTCTTCTTTTCGCTACCGATAGCTGAAAAGAAATCTCCTAAATTATCCATTATACTGATACCGTTGGAAATACCATTACACTACCTTCAAAGACCTTTGATACAGTACCAATACCGGCGGTAGTTCCGATACCAGAGGTGATAACAACGTCATAATAATTTCTACCATCTGTAATGGCCGTAGTCACTCCCACCGTCATAGCTAAACTAATAGTACCAGTTGCAGATGTAATACCTACAGTAAAATCATGAGCAATTTTTGCCTCAGGAAACTTTCTCACTTTCGCCACACCAGTATACCCGGTAAGATCAAAAGGAGTTTTATCAGGATTTTTAAGTTCCAAATCCTTGGTATAGTCAGTCCCCTTGTTAATTTGAAGATTTAAACCTTGAGGTGCTATCATCAGTCTTTCTAATTATTTAGTCTCTTTCGTGACGTTCTTCAACATCTTCTGGAGGTCTGCTGTTGAACCGACAAAGAGTGCATTATTAGTGACATGTTGTGGTTTATCTTTCTCTTCATTCACGTCCTTCAATTTCTTCTGAAGGTCCATAAGTTTGTCTGTAGCATCAGACACACTCTTAATTAACTGACCTGCAACTTCATATGCACGAGGCATCTCACTCTCTTGAGCCAGTTCTAAAATACCATTGATGGCTTCCTGTCCCTTTTCAATGATTGAATATAAATTACCCCTGGTGTATTCATAGTCTTTGCGAATATCTTCACTGGAGTTTTCAAACTTCTCAAGTTTGGCATCGAGATCATTGGAGTTTACCTTTTCTACCTCAACTGGTTCAACGTCAAACGTTTCGTTGAGCTGTTCATACTTATCCATAATTTAACCTCAGAATAGGTTTCCGTCAAATCCAAAATCATCTCCAAGTTCGATTTTGACATTATCAGCTTGAGTGATGTTATAGACGGGAGAACCAAGAACATGGTTCTGTAGAGGTGTCTTGTCTTGAGCCCTCTTCACCACAATCTTGTTATCTGATACCGTCTCTACATACATCTCTTCTTGTCCGATATAGATGTATGTGTTTTCCTTGATGGCTGCACCGTTCTCAACGTCGATGATATTCTCAACCATATCAACGTTCTCAGCAAGTAGTGTTGCCACCACTCCATCATAATCTTTGAGTGCTCTAGGTGTAACCTGATAGGTGACATCTCTCTCGTATCCAGTGGATTTGGAACCAGCAATGTAACCAACAGTGACCTTCTTGATGATATCTCCTGAGACATCTGCCAGAGGACCGAAGACCATAGTCTTCGCAGTAAATGTAAAGGTATAAAGTAACGCTCTTCTTGTATCGAAGTTACCTTCATATTCATCAGTCATGTCAATGTTCTCAAGAACCACCGGAACATTGACTACCTGATCGTAGTCACCCAGGAACTTGATAGGGAGAGTATATCCAGGTTGGAAATATGGAACAATCTGTTCTGTAATCTGTAACATGTCATCGTTCAGTTTTGTATAAACTGACAAGACAATAGTCATATTATATGGTACAGGAAGAAATGTTTTCTTCTCATCTGAACCGTCAGGTTTGGTGATTACAATTTGTTGTGTTTGAGTTGATTTTCTAGTAGGGTCATATGCAAGTGCTGTAAATTCAAATGACATCCTAGGTAGGGTCATTTGAACAGGATGGTTCAGGTGTCATCCTTATCATCTTTCTTTTGGACTTGAATTCCATTGAACAAAGAACCAAAACCAATAATGACAGATCTGAAAATCTCGTTGTAAAAATACTCAAACATTATTTTGTAGCACTATACCTCTATTTAGGGCATACCAAATGGATTTTTAGACGAGAAGTCAATAATTTGATCAGCAGCAATCTCAATGACCTGATTAGCTGCATAAGGACTTACAATATCATCGGTATTGATCCGACCAATAACCATACATGCACCTGAGGTCTCACCAACCAAATATTCACCATCTATAAACGCTCCACCAATAATTCCAAGTTGTATAAAGTTAGTATTAGCGTTCCAATCCTTAACTCTAGCAGTACAACCAGAAGTCATACCTTTGACAATTTCATTGAATATATAACTACCACCCACAGTAACCTTAGACCCATCAGGAAGGTCACCAACAGCAGCAGGGGGACTGAATACCACAAGAGGAGTATCTTGGTAATTATCTCCACCACTAGTAAGATAGACATCTGTGACAACCCCAGCCCGACTAATGGTGGCAATACCTGTCGCGTTGTTTTGACCTGTAGGTCTGGTAGAAGAACTGAAGTAGAACTCTGTACTATCAAAGAATACGTAAGTGTCATCAAACTCTGGATAAACACCAATACGAACGATAGGTGCTTTCGTGTATCCAGACCCACCATTAGAAACAACAACTGCCCTAACAGAGGTGGAGTTAGCAATACCAACTGTAGCGGCAAATCCTGTTCCACCACCACCTTGAACAGTAATCATCGGTGGAACTGTATATCCACATCCAGCATTTGTTAGATAAATTGCATCGATTACACCAGACTTACCAGTACAACCAGGGTATTCATAAGAGATTGAGGCGATACCAGTGGCTGTGATCCCACCTGAAGGGGCTGAAGAGAATGCTACAACAGGGGTCTCTCTAAACTGTTTACCCATGTTGCTGATATAGATATCATTCACAGCCCCTTTGGGACACATGATTGCTTCACCAGTTGCTCCAACACCAGCACCAATCATAAAGGCAGTTTGGATATAGCCAATTTCTGCAATTTCATCATCGATGGCATCAATACCAGTATCCAGAACTTCGTCTTCATATCTGAAGAGTTCACACCTCAACTCATAAACATAATTCTTTTTAAGGGAATAGAAAGGTTGTTCGTGTTCTACAAACTTGATCTCAAATAATCTGTCACCTAGAGGGAAGTAAATTAGATCACCTTCTTTGGGTCTCTCTGTAAGCTTACCATCCGGTAAACCTTTGATCATTGGTCCTACATAATCCTCCCATCTTTCTCTGGAGATAGTCAGTTCTAAATCATCTCTATTCTCAATTCCAAACTTTGATAGGATGGTTCCTTGTCCAGTATAACCCTCATAGGTATTGACATATGCCTCTAAAGGCACTGCTGTCGTGAACTCGGACTCAATAACTTCTCTGATAATTTTGTGTGTGGTTACGTATTGACGAGGCAGATAATGCACCTCAATACCATACATCATTATCTGTTCATTATACAGACTTTGAAGGAGGTTTTGTTCTGGTCTAGAACCGTTAAGGAAGAATGGATTTAACATATATCATCACCCGATTAGGTCAAGGGGCGGTAACTCATATGTTGTTGGCATAATTTCTTTAAGTCTATCTATTTCTCGTTGAGCGTCATCGTAGATTTGTCTTCCATTAAACTCAATACCACCAGGGAGTTTGACACCTTGGAATTTGAGAAGGTTCATACCCCACTGTCTCTTGACTAGTTGTGTGGCATATGGTTTGAGGAAAGAATCATTCCAAACTCTAGTATAATCACTAGGATCCATCTGTCTCCAACAATCAATAATGATATATTGTTTAGGAAGGAT